TCAGGTAATAGTTTCTTTTTGTTCCTAATGATCACATTTATGTGGGCTCTACCAACGCTTTCATTGCTTTGGTTAACTTTGACCACTATTTTGTGTTATTGGTTCACTTGTGCTACAATCCAAACTTATAGAATCATGGTTCGTAATAGAATCTTGGAGCTTAAGGATGTAGTGAGCACTTTTGTTCAACGTTGGCAGTTCAAATACGCCATCATTGGATTGGGAGCTATAGGCATTATTCTTGCCACTATGAGATCCAGGTATACTAAACTAGAGTCCCATACTGGCTTAGATCCTGATAATATAGATGAGATTCAGGACCGCAACGACAAGGTTAATCCTTGGTTAGCTGTTTATTCCGTACCTCTACCTATGTCTGAACCATCAAAAACCACAACCTCTGACAATTTGGCTGGCTCTATGGCAACCAATTTAATCGGAGTGGTATCTGATTTGGGTAAGACAACTTTAGGTTTTTACATCACATCCAATTTTATGATTGTTCCCACACACTTTATCCAAGAACATGGAGAGCGTGATATAGGTGTACGATGTTTTAAAACTGAACCAGGTCGAGTAGGCAGTTATTTCAGAGATAAGATCTCTCAGGCGTTTACAGTTGATATTCCTTTGACGGATTTTTCACTTTGTTATATTACTAGTGGAGGTTCTATGAAGGATTTCAGAAAGTTTTTACCGGAGGATAGTACTCTCAAAAGATGTCCTGCCAAGTTAATTACGCGAGAAATAATGGACTCATCATTAAAGGTTATTCCAACACTATTTAAAGGCAGCAGTCTAGTTGCACACACTAAGTGTACGTTTATGGGGAGTTATTATGACTTACCTATAGATACAAAACCTGGTATGTGTATGTCTCCCGTCATTAGTGATGCAAAGGGATCCCTTATTATGGGCTTTCACCTTGGAGGAAAAGGAAAACTAGGTGGTTGTGGTACACTCACAGCCGCTCAAGTTAACCATGCTTTAGGTGAACTAGCAACAGTTGATGGAGTTGTTTTGTCTGCTTCGTGTGGAGATCTAAGACCTGAAATGGGTGATTTCCCAACAGAAATGTTTGGAAAATCACTCTTTGAAGGTGAAGAAATCCATATGAAAAGTGCAACTCGATTCCTCACTGAGGGTGCCTGCATTGACGTGTATGGAAAAACTTCAGGGAAAGCTACAC